GTATACTATAATCCCCATAAAAAATGAATCAATACTTTTTTTTTACCAAAATAACATCAAATTTTTCTAAATTTCAACTAAAAATCACCAAACTTCAACCAACTTCCACCAAAAACCAGGCAAACAACAACACAACAGGAGGAAACAAAATGCCAACAGAAGACATAGAACCCGAACCATGGGAACGGCAAAAAGGAGAACAATCAAAAACCTTTTTCTACTTCACAGTCTACAGAGACCTCGGAGCATACAGAACATTAGAGAATGTCATCCCCGAAGTAGAGCAACTCATCATAAAGTGTCATAATGACCCTGAGGCATGCCCTAACAAAGTCCCCCCGGTCCCCACCTTAGGAGCTCTTTTAAAATCATCTTCACGCTGGAAATGGGTAGAACGATGTGCAGCTTGGGATAATCATCTTGATGAAGTAGGTCGAACCGAGCAGGAACTTAAAGTTAAGGAGATGGTAAAACGGCATGCGGATGATTCTGAGGATTTCCAAGTAAAAGCCAAAGAGTTATTAGACGAGATTGAACTCGTTGATAAGGTAACATCCAGAGCTTGGCTTCTAAGTACGGTTGTTAATACTTATAACGCTTCAGCAGCATTGGAAAGAGCTAGTCGTGGTGAGCCTGAAGAGGAAGAGAAAGAAAAACGATCAGGGTTGAAAGAACTTGGCGAAATATTTGACAATAGCTTCCCGGAAGACGATGAGGAAGAGGGATCGGACCCGGAAGAAGCAGAAGAAGCAAGGATTCCAGTTGAAACCTATCCCGAAGAAGGGGAAGAGGTTTATCCAGAGGAGCACGGCTCGGATTAACATTGCTCATGGGGCTGTGCGGTCAGGTAAAACAATTGACTGTATTTTAGCTTGGTTGGGGTTCATTGCCCGGAGTGGTAATGATGATTTCCTTCAGACGGGTAAGACTAGAACCTCTTTGTATAGGAATGTTTTGAAGATCCAGATGTCCTTATTGGATTATTGGGGGATTGATTACAATTACCGGCCGGGGGATGGGTATCTTGAGATTGAAGATAAGACTGTCTGGTTGATGGGGTTTCATAATGAGTCTGTGACCGAGATCATCAGGGGTATGACCCTTGGGGGGTGGTATGGTAATGAGGCCAACACTTATCCTAAGAGTGCTGTTGAAGAATCGCTTGACAGGATGAGTTTGGAGGATGCTAGAGCTTTTTGGGATATGAACCCTGAAAGTCCATATCACTATATTAACCTTGATTATATTACGAATCAATCACTTTTAGAAGCTGGATTTGTCCGTGCTTTCCATTTCACATTATATGATAACCCTTACCTTGATAAGAGTTACATTGCATTAACTGAGAAACGATACCCGCCAGGCACGATAGGTAATAAAAGGAAGATATGGGGCCTTTGGGTTATAGCGGAAGGTGTGATTTATAACAGGTTCGTAGAGGCTAATAATACCTTTGCAAGAATCCCTTACGGTGTTTATAAAACATATATCCGGAAAGACCCTGTGACTGGTAAGGAATTTAGAACTGTTAAGTTAGTTGGATTGGATTATGATTATTATGTTATTGGAACTGATTGGGGTTCTGGTAATGTTACTGTTTTTGGATTATTTGGGATTAAAAGGAAACCAACTGGCAATGAGTACCATTTGTTAGATGAATATTACCATGATGCCACCCAGGACCCACGTGGAGGGCTTGAGACACATGAATATGCAAATAATGCCCTTAATCTTTTGAACTTCCGAGGATTCAAATTACCCCTTAAAGCTTTTTTCACCCCGCATGATGCTAGTAGTTTACGAAACACATTACGCCGTAGGACTTATCTTGGAAAGCCAATTAAGGTGATGACACACACTCCTGACGTGATTGGGGATATTGATGAAATCAAACCTTTAATTAGCAACCGACAATTTTTGATGAATGTAATTTGTGAGAATAGCATAGCCCAGGCCCAGACCTATGCCTGGGATCCTAAAGCTCAAAGAAGAGGAGAAGACAGTCCACTCAAAACAGCAGGAAATGATCACTGCCCTGATATGTGGAGAGGGCCACTACTCGGAACCAGAAACATGAGTAAGCATAGTAGTGGACCGTACAAGACCTCGGATGATACTTTTGATTATGTGAAGTAAAAGGAGAAAGCTCATGGCATTCGACACTAACAAATATTTCCACATTGGCAAACCCGAACGGCCATTAATCCTACGCGCCGCCCAACCCACAAAGGACCAAATGATACAAACAGGGCAACTGGGAAGGTCAGGGCCAACAGCCAATACGTGGATGAATAAAATTTTCAGTGGCCAGAGTTACAACTCAGGAGAACTGAAACTCCGACACATCAAAGAACTACTCAGACACCCCACAGTCAAATCAGCACTCAGAATGGTTCAATTAAGTTTACTCAGTAAAGAACACCACATAATCCCCGCAGGGAAGGATCAACAATCCAAAGAAATGGCTGATTTCATTACCAAATCCTTCGATGGGATGAACACACCCATGAGACAGGTTCGGAAAGATCTTTACACTGGAATCCATTATGGGTATGCTGTGAGTGAAATCATCTTCAAATTAGAGTCAGAGATGATCACACTTGCAGCTATTAAAAACCTTCCCAGGGAGACCCTGGAGAATTGTTTCAAATATGATGATTACGGCGACCTGGAAAAAGTCGTCCAAACCAACACGGGAGGTAAGAGTAAGATCCCCATCCCCGTGGACAAATGCCTGATTTACAGTTTTGATGAAGAATCCGGTGACAAATATGGTTCAACTATCCTATCAACCATATATGACACAGCATTCGCCCAGAAAAAAGCCCTGAAATGGCTATTACTATTCGTACAGAAACATGGAGCCCCCGCACTAGCAGGGAAGGTGGGTCAAGACGGGGATGCTGACGGCTTATTAAAGGTCATGGGTGGGATAAGAGAAGGTCGCACCGCTGGAGTTATGGGTGCAAATGATGAACTAGACTTAATAGAATCACAGAAAGATGGAGAGGCATTCTTCAAACTCATACGATACTTGGACAGTGTTATTTACCGGGCATTCCTCATAGGCACCCTGGTCCTGGGTCAGGATGAAAGCAGTGGATCCTATGCTCAAAGCCAAACCCACTTTGATGTTTTCAAACTCTTCCTTGACGGGGTTCACGCAGATCTGACAATCATCTTCAACAACCTAGTCAGAAGACTAATTGACCTGAACTATCCTGGAGTGACCGAATACCCAACATTCAAATTCGACCCATTCGTGGAAAAAGACATCATAGCATTACTCAACGCATTACAACCCTACGCAGACAAGTTTTACATTGACAAAGAAGCAGTGACTCAGTTAATAGTCCAACTCCTCGAAGAATACGGCATAACTGTGGATGAAACTGAAGAACAGGCACAAGAAGAGGAAGTATTCCCCGTTGTGGATGAAAAAGGGGATACTGTGAATCCTGAAGAGATGATGGATGGAGTTCAGAAAATACTCGACCCAACCATTTCACCTATACAGTAAAAAAACGGACCAGAAACCCATGACGCTAATGACTCTACAGGCCGCAGCCTGGGACGAAGCAGCCAAACCCAAAGCACTACCCGAAGGATTATACAACAAACTCGCAGACAACCAACAATTACTCCAGAAAATCCTACAACTCGGCCAATTAGAACTAGAAAATACTTTAACAGCCTTCAAAAACCCGAACGAACTAGAACAGGTTCTACGTGCCCTTGTGAATCGTGGTTTCATAATCACCGAAGACCGTAAAGAAGAACTGGATAAGTTCAAACAGAACCTGGCAGATGTTTTCGAGATCGGGTTAAACACAGGCACCACACCTCCACCAGCAGCCAGTAGCATAGTCCAGACCACCATGGTTGACAGTGTCATGCAGCTGGTCACCAACCTTGACACAGACCTGAAAAAAAATATAGGTAAAATCCTCAGTGATGGGTATGCGGAGAAGAAATTTCCCAGGGATATTGTTAAACAGATGAGTGACGAGATTGGTATCAGCCAATCCAGGGCTAAAAAGATAGCCACCACTGAAACCATGCGAGGCAGTAATGCTGCTAGTTGGACTCAGAACCATTCTGAGGGCATGAAATATTTTGTTGTGGATGTCAGGGCCGCAGCATGTAAAGATTGTATCAGACATTTCAGTGGTCGTGTTTTCAAGATTAGTGAAACCCGTTATATCCCTCCGATTCATCCATTCTGTGCTTGTGTTCCCATCTACTTCGCAACTAAGGCCGAAGCTCAAGACTATGCCAAGAAAATTCAGAGACGAAACGAACTTGAACGGGACTTACTGGAGAAGCAGGGGTTCAAACTTCCCAAGGATGGAACTGGCCCGAATGCAACTGGTAAGGAACAGGCTAAGATTATCAAACAGGTTAACAAGGAATCTTTAAAGGGAGATGTAACCAGTAATCCACCCAATCATAAGTCATCATCTATTTCTACAGCTGCAAAAACCCCTACTCAGATTGAAACAAATTTAGGCACGTTCAACCCAGGCGTTTACAAGTTAGTCTCCACTTCAAAGAACGTTAAAACCATTAGCGGAGTTAAAGTAGGGGGTGGAGTACGGCTAAAAGAAGGGACATTCACCCGATTTAATTACTATGATGGGCAGGATAATGTTGCTATTTTATTCAAAAAAGGTTTACCTAAAAAATTCCAGAACCCTGAAGATATCCTGAACGTTTACAAACAAATGTCCCCGACCCTTAAAGGCAAAGTGGACAGGATTATAGCAACTACTGGCAGTGGGAGAGGTTTAGGGTATCATGTGGATCATCGATTAGTTAAAGATGATATTTACATAGCTCCCCGGGCCATAGGCAATGATCCTGATCAATTAGCCCATACTATTCTACATGAATCTGCCCATGCTTATGACTATTCTTTTATCCCTTACAGGTCTCAGGGAAAACTAATCAAACCTGAAAGACCATTCCGTTGGATGAATTCTATGAATGCGGATAAAGAACTGGGTAAAGATGCTTATGTTACTGGATATGCTCGAAATGGGATAAATGAAGATTTCGCAGAATCAGTGGCTTTGTACCATGCAGATCCCAAACAGTTTAAAATTGATTTCCCCTCAAGATACGAAACCCTCAGGAAGGTGATGTGAATTGGCATTTGATGGTTTATATGATAAAATCAGGGAAGGGAAAACTAAATTCAAGGAAATCCCAGTCTCTACGATAACTGATGAAGAAATTGATAAAGAAGAAGAGTAACATTATTTCCTTTGAATCTTTTTAATCCTCCTTTTAAAATAATCTTTCCTTATTTTTTAATCCTTATTTTTAATTAAAAACTATTTTGTGAGGTGATATTATTACTTTTGACCCTGAAAACACCTATGAATCTCTTCAAAGCAAGATAAGGGTCGCTTTGGATAAAAAATTTAACCCAAACAATGAATCTGGAAAATATCTGAGTCTCAAATACACGTCCACGCTTTCGAACGAAATTATAGCCTACAACTGGGATGAAGACAAGTACTACCTGATACCCTACTCCACGGGATTAGACGGGACAATCCAACTAGGCGAAGCCAAAGAACAAACCCAAGTATTCAACGACATCATAAAAGCAGCTAGTTCACGAATATTCCGAGAAATCCTGGGAGAACTCGAAGCATCCAGCCCGGGTCCTAGTATGAAGATCTGGGGAACTGGAATCCATAATGTGTATGTGAATGATGAGCCCAGCCGGGTGAAAGTCACACCAGAAACAATCCCTGACACGTTCCAAGTGTTCCAAGACGAATTGGAGAAGAATGATGGGATCACTATAGGTGTTGACCATATTCCAAAGGAGCTTTTAATTGAATACCCTACCTTGGCCAAGCTGAATCTTTTAGATGTGGGTAAAATCACCGAGATTGGCTACAATGAAGACAGTATCTATGCCACGAAATCCGAGCACACCAGTCCACTTGTAGCAGAGCTTTACGCCCAGGGTGAACTTGAGAACGTGAGTATTGTGGCCCCTATCATTGGGGAGCCATGTGAAGATGAAGATGCGGATTATCTTTTGAAAGGATTTAAAGGAATTAAACGAACGGATTATGTCGATGAAGGTGGTTGCCGGTCCTGTAAAACCGGTTTAGTGCCTGATGACCTGGTCCTAACTGCAAAATTAGCAATGGAGGAAGATAATGTGACAGAAGGAAACAATATGGAAGGAACCGCTGGGAACCCAGCAGAAGGCTCAGGCGAAGGAACTGGAGGAAACCCTGGAGAAGAAGGGGAAGGAACTCAGTCAACTAATGTTGAAGGAACTCCTGCTGCTGAAGGGGAGCCCACCTACATCACTAAGAAGGAGTTCAATGAAGGAATGACCGAACTCAAAGACCTGATAACATCCACCGCGGGTAACACTGAAGAAGTCAAAGCCGGACTATCCAAGTTTGAACTCAAAGCCAAAAAGGCCGAGATTGGTGCTAAAATAGATGCTAAGATGAAAGAAGGATTCATCACCCCTGCTATGAAAGGAGGGGTCATGATGGCCTGCTTGGCTCTCAAAGACACTGAAGAAAAAACTGCTGATGAACAGGTTGACACCATGCTTGCCAGTTTCACTGAAAAAGTGTGGAATCCTGAACAGCAAAGCAGGCCAGGCAGTGGATCTGATGAGAAGTTTGACTACCAGAAAGCCAAGAAAGAAGCAGGACTCTAGGAGGAGGATAAGATGGAATTAAGAGAAACCGGTGAAAGAATAGCTTACCTTTTAGATGAAGGAGCCTTCACTTATGTTGAAGACCAGCTCACCCGCCTTGGAGAAATCCAGGGAGGGTCCTTCGCATCAAGACTCCGCAAAGGAGACATGGTGAAAATAAGTGCCAATTATGACCGGGCAGTAGCCGCTATTAGTGCGACAACTGACAGGATTCATGGAATCATCAGCGGCAAACCCAAAGGAAACCTACCAACGGAAAGCAAATCCGCCGGAGAATACGAACCCCGGGCCGCAGCAGTAACTCCTTTCATTAAAGGAAAAACCTATGTACTCCCATTAGCCGATGCTAACTCCGCAATCACCTCTGGAGATAAATTGGTTTACGATATATCGGATGGGGCAATGAACAAAGCAGCCAGTGGGGATGAAACCACGGCCGCGCAGGTCATAGCAGAAGAAGCCGCAGACGTCAACACCGGCGGGTACATAGAATGCACCGTGATTGGTGAAATCACCATAAGAGCATAAACGGAGGTATAAAAAATGGTAGAAACAGGCGATGACGCATTAATCACTAATAAAATGTTATTCGATGGGTACGTATCCGAATTTGGGATGAAAGCCTTTAGGGTGATTCCTTTCATGAAAAGGAAAACCACTGAAGCGGATATTGTGAACATGTATGTTCGGACTGAGAAGCCCAGTGAGGCGATAATCACCAGTCGTGATGGTGAACCTCGCAGGATTGCTGATGGGGCCAGATTGACCCAGGTTCAGTCAACTGCAAAAGATGGTAAAGGAAGGCAGCTTGAACAGTTTGGTTTCGAATATTACGTGACCAAAAAACGGTTCAAACAGCCTGATTACAGTCTGAAAGAGGACATGCAGGACCTATCTGTGATTATAGCTAATCATATGGAGAAGGATGCGGTGACTAAACTTAAAGATGAAGGTTCAGCCACCAAGGCCACAGGATTGTATAAAGGCTGGAATCAGGAAGACATTACTCTGGACCATATTCAGGGAGATTTTGTGGACATAGAAGAAGCGTATGATGATGATGAATTGTTATACACCTTGAACACCATGTTCCACAGTAAGAAGGGTATGAGCGCTCTTCAGAAAAGGATCACCCTCAATAAACAGAAATGGGAAATCCCCATGGAAGGATATGACAGCCAAAAAGCACTACAACTGGGTGGAATGCAACACCTCTACGGAGGTAAACAATTAGCAGCAGGTGAACTATTAGGTTGGGATGCAAACCGCCCCGCAGCAGCCATATACTACGGGGTTCAGGAAGGGGTTACCGAACCTGAAGTTTACGAAGGAATGGCTCCTTTCGCCCCAATGATCCAAACCTATGTGGAAGAAGTTAAAGGTCTTACCCCTGAATGGAAGATTCAGATTGGGGCTTCTTGGGCTGTTGTTGTACGTGAACCAAACGGAATCTTATCTGACAATGGGTTCATAACCGCCTAAAAAGGGTAATCCCCCTTTTATATATTTTTTAGGAGGAAATCTAATGAATGATATAGCTAAAACAAAGCTGATGGAAGCACAAACAACTGCCCTGAATGGGATAGCAACTGCTATTGAAGGAGTGACCCTGAATAACGAGGAACAGGTCTACATCCCAGCAGATGCCCTAGCGGCTGATGTGTGGGAAAGAGCCATATTCAAAGCCCCTTCCGATGTAACTATAAAAGACGTCATAGTGGTTCCTGATAGTGATATTGGTCAGGCCACCAACTACATGACTCTTGATGTGCAGGACAAAGGTGCGGACGGTGCCGGGACTACCAGTATAGGTCTATTGGCCATTAACAGCACCAATACTATTGAGGGAATGGTTGGTAGAGATTTAGTCACTACAAACGCAGATGTCACTAGTGCAAGGGTTTTGTCCTTGAAGAAAACTAAGGCTGGAGACGGGCAGTTGTGGCCCGGTGGATTGGTAATTGTCAAATACACCAAAGTGTAAAATCCAATCTCCCCTATTTCTTTTTTTTTAAAATTAAAAAATTCATTTTTCAAACTTATACGAGGTTTTTTAGCATGAGCTATGCAGATGCAGATGTTGTCCGAGCCGCGGCTGAGAAAATGGAAGTCAAAGGAACTGTGAACGAAGATGAACTAGCTGAGGCTATTCAAACAGCGGATGACATTATAAACAGCCAACTAACTGAAACAGCTGTTCCAAGTGACACTCCTAGTGAAATTGTCCGGGCTGCAAATCTCTTCGCTAAAGCAGCATACCTTGACAGTATAGGGAAACATCGTGAAAACAGGAGTCCCACAGCCGTGGCCTGGGATGATAAGGCATGGGTTATCCTTAACGGATACAAATCTGCCAACTCAGGAACAAAACAAAACAGTCCCTACAGGGTGTACCGGAGTCCACGGGATAGTATGGTTCAACGTGGCCATAGCACCCCTGAATCAGAAGACCGACGATTCCGCAGAGTATTAGATGGGGATGGATGGTAATAATGTGCCCCCTTCAAATTGAAGTTAAAGTAGGAAATGGAGGATTCCCTGAAAACATCCTCAAAAAATCAGGACAACTGGGTCCTGAAATATTCAAAAGAACCAATCAAATGCTCAGCACCATAGAAAAAAGAGTACAGTTTCACATTCCCCGTGGCCAGCACTGTCCAGGGGAAGGTAAAGGAGGCACAACTAAATCCGCTATACGTCACCGAACAACTAGTCAAGGTGGGGAGATTTTTGCTGATGAAGGAATAGCTCCATGGTGGAAAATATTTGTGGATGGACGTGGCCCGGTAGTTGCAGGAGGTAAAGGCGCTTCAAGAACATACCAAGGTAAATATATTGGAAAATCTGTTAAAAAAGCTGGTAAACGTGCCCCTGTACTTCACTTCTGCATTAAGGGGAAACATATATTCCGTAGAAGTGTTGGCCCTGCCCAGGGTAATGATGTGATGAGGAAAGGAGCACTTGACAGTGAAGCTGAAATCAACAGACAAGCCCTTGAATTAGGCCAATGGCTGGAAAGAATCGGAGGATAACATTATGACAGCCCTTGATGATACTGCAGAGTATTTTGAAACAGGAATCGGAACAATTGAGGGAATAGATACTGTAATAATTGGACAGTACGACTTGGAAGACATACTTGGAAACGTTAACAACGCAGTCATAATCGCTCCCATCACAGAAGAAGCGGACTTGGAACTGGCCGATGGGGTGGGGATAAATGTCGTGGGGATAAATGTCCCATGGCACATAACCCTGGGAGTTGCTGGTCATAAAAATGAGGCCACCATGGAAGTTTTAAGATTAGTACCCCTGATTCAAGCAGAACTAGCAAAAGACATGACTCAGGGAGGGACTTGCACAGAATCAGTGTGGGCAAAACCCCGAGTTATCTATGATGCTAACGTTAATCAGAATATCGGGCCAATGTCAGCGGCCAGACTGATTATTATAACAACTTATTCGGATTAAAAAACAGTTTTTTTGGAGGGATTAACAGGATGACTACAAAAAAGGAGAAACTTGTGAAAATGAAGAACATCGCCCCGGGACCTCGATGGATCCCAGGAGTTGGAAATGTTGAGATAAATGGGGAATTTGAAGTACCAGAGGAACAGGCGCAAGAGTTAGAAAAAGCATTATGCGAACGGGTAATTAAAGGAGGGAAGAAGTAAATGACTGGTGTCACACGGAATAGGAAGGTATACAAAGCCGCGATTGGCCTAGAAAACCCAGCTGCCCCAGGGGTTCCTGTCACCCCGACTACTGGTTTACGTTTCGCTAAGTTTGGGTTGAAACCTAACATTACTAATGGAGATCTGAACCTGGCAGATGGTAATCCTGGTTCAACATTCCCATACAGAGAGAAGGCAGAACCTAATGGTGCTATGGAGCTGCCATTCTGGCCAGAGGAAGGTGCAGAAATATTCTTAAAACTAGCTTTCGGTGCTGCAACCTCCACTAGGAACATACCATCCACTGGTTTATCTTATACGCATGAGTTCACTCAGGATTGGGATAATGCCCTCTCCGCATCAGTTTATAGGTGGGCTCCTGGTTTGACTGGTGTTGAAGAACCTGAGGTTTGGGCGGGTGCTGTGGTTAAGAGTTTGGAGCTTTCATGGAATGGGCCGGGTCCTGTGGATTTGAAGGTTGATTTTGACAGTATCGCCCCTGAGTATGATGTGGATCTTCCCAGTGTCACCCATACATCTGCACCTCCCTGGTTTTGGGGAAACATGATTGCTAAGATAGATGGCACTCAGAATGCAGAAATCACCAATCTCACCCTGAAAATTGAACGTGAAATTGATAAACAATACGGTGCCCAGGGAGATGGGAACATTGCACCTAACATATTCACCCCAACCAACTGGAAAGTTACAGGTGGGCTTAAATTCCCATACCGTGATTGGGATGAGTTACGAACATACCTCACCGGTTCCAGTACCGGGACTGTTATGAGCCCAGACCTACCCCCAGACAGGACTCTGCAAATCATCAACACTGGAAGTACAATTGAAACAATCTACAAGTACCTCACACAGTTTGACATGCCCCGTGTAAGTTTCGAAACCGATGCTGATAGGGATAATGATAAAACAATCGATTATAACATCAATTACACTGCACAGAAGTACACTGGAGTTGATGCTGGTCTGGGTACTAATAAAATCCTCAGCGCCCGTATGGTGAGTAAATTAGCAGCAATAACATAGATGGAAGTGATTATTTGATGGAAAGTAATGATATGGACGTGTTAGACAAGCAGTATAAATCACCTATCCAGTTCCTAGGCAAACCCCGGGAGCTGGCTAAAACCACCAGGAAAACCAGTAACAAGCTAATTTATTTACTGAAAAAGAATGCCTACATCCATAACATGAATGCAAATCCGGATTTGTTCATGGAAGAGATTGATGCCTGGTTTGAGGAATCTAAAGAATTTATTAAATCCATAATCTCCCCAATCACTGATGAAGAAATGGAAGATTTGGAGATAGAGGATTTAGAATTGATTCAAAATGCAATTGACCGTAGAAAATACATAGCTAGGGGTTATACTCATGCTGAAGTGGATGCTTTTGAAGCCGCAGGTAGGAAGAGTATTGTTTCACGGGCAATAAGACTGGCTGGGGATGAAATTGTGGATGATGAGGGTGGTGAGGATTTTCAGAGCACAGTGAATACGGCCCAGGATGGGAGTACTTCGAAGCAGAACACTACCGCGGACTGAGCCGGGATGAGTTCGAAGAGGAAGATGACCAGTACCATTCGATGATCATTAAGTATAAGTTGAAACATGAACGGGATACCTGGAAAGGTAAAATGGAAAGCATCTTTGGTAAAGGAAAATCAGATCAGAATAAACCTATACGGGAAGGGGATTATGAGTACATTCCCCATGGAGGATGGACTGTATAGGATTTGTTTAAATCCTCCTTGAACATTTCTTTTAATTTTTAGAACAGAATCATACTTCAATTTTTTTTAGAGGAAAATAACCCCTTTTTAGCGGAGCCACCAAATGGGAATCTACAGAATAGACCTCATCATATCAGGTAAAAACCAGATAGCTGGGGCTATGAACGGTGCAGTTAGTTCAGTTCAATCTGGTGTGAATAAAATAAAATCCTCAGCAACTGGAGCTAATAACACCTTACAGAACACTGGATCGGTAGGTAGATCTGCATTCATGCAAATCAGTTATGGTGCTTCCACAGCATCATCTGCAATGAGCAGGGCTGGCAGCATGGGTGCGGGGATGGGGTCTAATATCCGTCAAGGTGCCAGGTATGCTACTGAGGGACTATCTCAAGTAGGTCACGAAGGTGCTAGAGCTGGTGAAGAAGTCAGTAAAGGGAGTGAAACCGGGACCCATTCATTAACAAGGATGGGTGAAGCTGGTCGTAGCGCTGGCCGGGGAGTTGCCCAGGGTAGTGCTGTGGCTTCACAAGGCCTTCAAAGTGTCACTAAAAATGCAGAAACAGCCACACATGGCCTTAGTGGAATGCAAGACCTTTTAACAGCAGCTTTGGCAGGTTATGGTGCCTATGAAATAGGAACCGCAATTTGGAGTGGGGCTACGGAGAGACAGTTCAACCAGGCTTATCTAGCCATGAAACTTGGCAATGAAGAAGCTGAGAAGATGGCTTACAATATTGAGGAGATTGTTGCAGATGTGCCTGGTGACGATACCTTCATGAACACTCTTTTAGGTAGTGCAGCTGCCCGTGGAGCGGCTATAGGAGACCTTCATGAATTGGGATATGTCGCTGCTGATTATCTTTTGGCGAGTAAGAAAACTGGGCAGACAATGATTGAAGCCCAGCAGGACTTGAACAGTTATATTATGACTGGAACCACGGGTGAACTGGAAAGAAGCCGTGTCCTGGCGGGCCAGGTTGATAAATTAGAAGGGAAAAAAACAATACATGAGCGTATATTAGCCTTGGACGAGGCCCTGAAAGCCAACGGTTGGGAAGGACTCTCCCAAATGGATATAATGGTCATTAAATGGGAAACTTTCAAAGGAAAAATCCAAGTAGCAGCCACAACCTTCGGAAGTAGATTTTTACCATACCTAGAAAAGGGTGTTGATTATCTTTTAGAACTTGATGAGAAAACTGGAGGATTCTCCACCCAAGTTGGTCTGGCCAGTGCCGGAGTAGTGGCCCTTGGACTAGCTTTAGGCCCCGTTGTATGGAGTGCTAAAGAAGTTTTAGGGTCAGTGACTGGAATTGCTGATAAACTCACAGGACTTGGTAAGAAAAAGCATAAGGTTGATTTTGATTGTGGAGCTCCCTGCCCCCCTGTAAGTGGAGGTGGTGGAACGGGTACAACCACTACTGGAGGTAAAAGTGGAGGTAAAAGTAGTAGTTTGTTACCTGTGGTCGGTAAATCTCTTGCGGGAATCCTTGGAGGGGCCACAATTGGAGATGTTGTAAGTAATTATGTTCTCGGCCCATCTTTTGAAGGGATTAGTGGCCTTCTAGGGGGCAGTAAACCTTTCAAATCATATCATGGTATCCTCGACCTTTTCGGGTTCGGTAACACTGATTATGAAGTGTTAAATTATAACCAGCAGATCTCAAAGAATGCTGAAAAATATGGTCTCTCTGGTGATAAACGTAAACAGAACCTCAGTGACTGGGGACCGTTTGGAAGTGCTTTCAACTGGTATAAGGATAATTGGGGAACCATGATGAACCCATTAGGGGCTAAAAAAGGGGAAGGTTTCTCATTAAAAGGAAGATTAGATGGATTGTTGGGTGGAGGGACATCCCATGCTGCTGATGGGACAAGTAAACCCTCAATAGGCGAGGACATATTTGGGAAAAGCGGAATACTCCGGGGAACACCATTAGCGGGGCTTAAATGGCCGTCCCCTACCCAGATATTAACCAGTATTAAAAATAGTCTAGTTCCGAAAATTCCTAAACTGAACTGGAAGCTTCCAACCATAGGGAGCATAGGGAACTTTATAAAAGACAAAATCCCCGGCCTGGGATGGAAAATCCCAACGGTTGGATCGGTTGGACAATGGGTCCAGGATAAAATAGGGTGGCTTGACTGGTTGCCTCGCTTACCTTCAATAAATGATATTAAAAACTTCGTAACTGAAAAAATAGGGTGGCTTGACTGGTTGCCACGCATCCCTACTCTTGAAGATATTAAGGGGATTATAAGTAGTAGAATTCCTAGTTTTAGTTGGCCTTGGGGTCCTGGAGGTGGAACTGTAGCAGCCACAACAGCCAGTAACATAGGTTCTAGGGCTAGTGCATTGTTAAACGCTAGAGGACCAGCAGGGCCCATAAACAATACCATTGTAAGCACAATGTCCGCCCGGAGTGGAGTGGGCAGTGACTTCATAAGCAGGGCACTGGCGAATAGATTCAGTGGCTTAGCTGGTTTCACACCCATAGCCGATGGGATGGCCGCCCCATTGTCATATGAATTTTATATGGGTGGTCAGAAAACAAACCAACAGGTCTGGGACAGTGGAACATGCAATTGCTATGATGGCGCGGAATTTTTACAAGCAGAAGCCAAGGCTAAGTTCGGATTAGGAGCTAGTCTTGACAATGGAGTGTGGAATGGAACCGCAATACCTCATACTTGGAGTGTTATCGGAGGCCAGCCCTTCGATATGGCTGCAAAATTGCTACGTGGCCATTGGCCACCTCCCAGTGGACCATTAGCGGCATTTGACAAACTGATGATGGACATTGGCCCTGGATTAGAATATATCGGATATCCAGGTCATATGAAAGACCCCATTAGTGCTCTTACTAGTGGAGGGAATTGTTTTGACATGTCATTAGGTGTTATGAACATGGCCAGCACGTATGGTCTCCCTTCTGAACTTGTCTGGGGCACGTATCAGGGTAATAGTCATGTGTGGCCTCGTGTGGCTGGGCATGATTATGATCCTAGTAGGATGGCCTTAGCCCATACTTACAATCCTCCACCATGGGGTCCTCTGAGCACTGGAAATGGTGAGGAAGTTCATATTCATATTCATTATGATAGTGATGTGTATGGATTTGAAGATTTTGAAAGCAAAACAATAGCCATGGTAAAACAAGGATTAGACAACGAAGCATTTGAACAGGACAGAAGAAGATTTGGAGGATAAATTCCTCCCTTTTTATGTTTTTGTAGCATTCACTACTTTCATGTCCACATAATCAATGTCTGTATGCCCATTTAAAACAATACTAACATCTCCCACTTGTCCAGGGGATATAGATGATATCGTCTGTGTTTTTTGATATACAATATTTTTATTTGAATCATAACCTGTTACTTGAACATCAACGTTAGAATAAGTTGAACTTCCTTTGTTAACGATTCCACCAAATATATTACCAGAACCATCAGAATGATGCATAACTGATGCAGTATTAGCTAATTTCAAATCACTAAATTGTTGGTCTGTTTTATTTGTATTTTCTGAACTCGTGCATCCTGAAACAGCCACAATTACACCGATTGATAAAACCAAACTTAAAACTAAAATTCCTTTTTTAATTTAAACCACCTCCCCATGCAGTTAGTATTGGGATGTAATTATTTATGATTTACTATTCATGGAGGAACCCTTAGATGAGTAACTACATTGGACCCATAACAACTGAACATGTCCACATCAGAGAAGGTGATGAGGCTAAACGTGACGGTAGCGAAGTCATAAACTTAGTTTGTAGTGTGGAACAGGCCCATCAACTACGCGGACTCTGTGAAGCTTGTGTTAAAACCAGTTATGGTCCTCTGCGTGTCTTAACTTCTCAGGGAAGTAGATGGGGTATCCTTCCAGTCGATACGAGTGAAAACCTGAAAGTGAATGAACATCAAACCCACTCAGGATTGTATCAGCTTCAGGATATTGAGATAGAAGCCTTGGGGAACCGTGACGATATTGTGATCGTCCGTATTCCTGTTGAACTCCTGAGTAAGAATGTGAATGAAATCTTAACTATCCTGCATAGTAAAGGAGGAGAGGATGGTAGTGATATTGAAATGTCAGAGGAATATTCTGATGAAGAAATTGAATCCCTTCTGGCAGAGGAATTCACCACCTTTGATGACACTAATGTCTGGCATCCTAAATATTCTCAAAACATGGCTGCAGGTGCAAATATAGTGCCAAGTGGCGGGAAACTGGTCTTTTCTGGAGCCAGTGCCACAAATTTAACCTGGAGTTATCTCTGGACAGTGTTAAGAGAAACACTTCCTGATGATTTCGAGGCCGAATTCACACTAGAATGGAATGCTTTACCTGCCAGTGGAGCAGGACCACACCATTTAAACCTGTTTTTAATGGATGGAAAACCTGCAAATTCAACAGAATTAGAGTATAAAGATACATTGCGAATGGTTCTCGATGTTAATGATACAGGGGCAGTTATTAGTGTTGATAAAAGGATCCGTGGGAGTTATAATGGAATCAGCGCAGACTATTCTTTAACCAGTTCACAGAAGGTAATAGCCGTAAAAGTAAAACTAGAAGGTGGAACTGGAGTTAGTAATTTAACGGTTTGGATAGATAAAAATTACAGTGGAACAGGAACTCCCACCTATGGAAATCCGATATTTGGCCCTGCTGATACTGGTTTTAATTATGATAATGAAATGTATCTATTACTTGCTTTTGAGAATGCTAGTTCTACCTCTGCAACTGTTAGATGTTCCTTTTTGAATATATCTCAAACCTTCGATGCATTGAAACCTAATATTGTTGTTGCACCTGTCGGAGCCGTGGCGGACCGTACACCTGACTTTTACCGTACTGGTGAAGAGGGAGATATCCCCTGCTTCCGAAACCCGCCAACTCCTCCAAATTTCCAGATTGATCCTGCTAACTTCTTCAAAGGAAGTGTAAAGGGGCTGAATAGTAACTATACTGATACTGTAGCTCGATTGGTGACTGATAATGAGTTTGACCTGGATCCAACTAAATCTATATTGACTAATGGGTTGATTAGATTAGTTCCTGGTGCCCAGAGCGTTGCCTTCCAATACTGGAACGGAACTACTTGGGCTACTCTGAACACATTCACGCTCCCGAATGTTATACGGTTAATCAGACCTTTTTTAGTGACTAAAGACCGCTTTATTCTGCAGATTGACAGAACATTGTGGGAGATGAAGAGTGGAAGTTATGGGATATGGATAAAACACCCCTACGATGCTCTTGGTTACTCACGAAAAAACAGTTGTTACCATGATGGAGTTTTAAACAGTGGTTTGGCCGACGGTGTAGATGTGACCATGCTAACTCAATTCTATACTTTAATGTATTCCCCTTATAATTTACTTACTACGAATCAATCTAATCTTGAAACTGATCTTACGGGGTGGGCTGGTACTGGAAGTTCAATATCACGTGTTACCCCTGGTTATGGTGGTATTGGGTATGGTATCCAATTTGATACCAATAATGCAGCCGCCAATGAGGGTATAATGCAAACCCCATATTCTATATTACCGTCGGCGGGTCTTGCTGGTTTAACATTAAGTATTCATGCAAGTTTAAGGGGGATTAGTGGTGGGGAAACAGTTCGGTTATACATCCTGGAAAGAGACGGAGCCGGAACCGGTATAGCCACAGGGTTTGGTTCAATCATAACATTGACTACTTCCATGGGTAATTATAATTTCAAGTATACATTAACAAATGATTTAACCGAACAGGTGTCAATGAAGGTTTTAACATCCACACAGCAAGATGCGGTCGTGGTTGGAGATACATTCCAAATATCCCCCACACAAAGTTTAACAACAACACCCTGGGTAACACCCCCCACCAACTCAAACAGGTACGGGTTGTTTATTATCAAAACCCACCCCACTACTATTAAAACAAATTCCATCCCCGCATCAGACCTGACAGGGATAGGGGTTTATGATCAGATGCAACCGCCAACTGCGGATAATGGGTTCTTATCACTTGCCAGGGAGTGGTTCCGCCCTACCTGGCAGACTTTATTATTGCAGAGTGAGGTTTAAAAAATGATTAAAGCCGAATTCCAACCCAACCAATTCCACCAAGGCCAACGGGTGATCACAGATGATCCTTACGTGCTTTTAGAAGTGTGGGCTAAGGATCATCTGAATAAGTACCGTTTTCTGTGCACGAATTGGGATCGTTCTGATGATGATATCTTTGTTTGGAAAAGGAACGGTGCAGATATTGTTGGTCTTAGTAGTGGTCGGTCCCTTACTTCTGCACATATTATCACGGATAGGGAGGTTTATGAGTCTGGAACGTATTGGGTGCTCTTGAGAACATTGAGGCAGCCATGGCAGGGGGATAAAACAGTTTCTTTGTCGATTGATGGTACTCTGATTGGATCTGCAAACACTAATCACCAGACAGAGCATTATAGGTATCTTGATTTTGGTCATATGGATCTCTCAGCAGGTAGTCATGAGTTCAGGGTTGATTTCAATGGGAAGGATGCCTGGGCAGACCATCTCATATTATACAAACTAGATTATTATAGTAGTGAAGAAACTAAAAGCAGTCGTCGGTTAGATTGGAGTGAGATGGAATTCACTCAGAACGCGATGGGTGATATAAACATGGCTGATATCACCATGCCACTCCGGAGTGAATGGAACGCCCCAGAACGAAATATCCACAGTGGCCTTGTATTTGACCGGACAGATATTGTGAATATAATTGTGGGAGACTCCCCTGACAATATGGTTGTCCGGTTTGGAGGACACCTCTTGGACCATGATGTCAGCGATGACCGTAGCCAGGTTACATTTCACTATGCAGACACGCTGATAAACCTTTACAGGCGACCAAATTATGCTAATTATGCCATAGGGGTAACTCCGAGTAGTGATAATAATTACACTTTCCCAGTCTACCAGTTCGGAAGTGCTCTGGAGGCCCTCAGGCACATGTCAGACACCCAGGAATACGGAGTCATGTCTTATGGAATTTTCTACCCTTACAAGGTTTATAAAAATTTCAAGACAACACAGGACTTTAACAGCGTAACCACGTCCGGATTTCTTAAAACGTTAGATCCCTCGATGGGATTGAAACTCACTTATGACAAGGTGGCCGTGGACAGTTGCGGGGTCACACCATCACTATCCTGCCAGGCCGTACTCTATAACAGCCCTTCCAATCCAGTTGATGCGACCGTGGATAATTTCTTATATTTAAAATACATGGCTTCTGGAGTGAGTTGCTATAAATCCAACCGGGTCCAGTTCAACATAGAAGTGACAATGTATAAGGCAGGGGAAACCCTGGCCAATGCATTGGTATACAATATATTATTCACCGGTAAGGATGGGGAATCTAACATAATAGGGCAAGAATCACCAACCCTTAACGGTGTGCCACAAGTGATTAAGTTTAATCTGAAAGAGGCCCTGGACAACTATGCAAACAGTAGCAATTATCATGTGACAAAGGTTCGACTCGTGGACACTCTCACCAGTGACCAGGTGGATGCGCGGAAGAATAGTGCAATCACCTTGATTGAGTTTGGAATGTACTCTGAAGACATAAATAAGAAGTTTGAATTATCCCAGGAAACCAGTTATCCTTATGAAAACATGGCTGAAATCATGAATAAACTGGGATATGTGGCTTATGTTGATTATGCAAGAAGGAGGGGTTTAGATGTGCTTTGCGTGGCTCCAGAGATGAACACCACTGCACCTGTAACAGCCATCACCGGCTACAACGCTATCCTTACGGAGGACAAATATGTCACTAAAGATGATTTAAGGAATGCTAAACTGGCACATTTCAAGTACCAAAATGGTGAGAATGAAGAAACTGGGGTTTCTTATGCTGAAAACAGTGAAAGTGTGTTGGCCTATGGTCCTGGGGCTTGGGAGAATTATGAAGACTATTCTGATACGAATAATCAGGCTGATGCGGATCTCGAAACAAAGAAATATGTGGAAGAAAACAGCTACCAGATTCAATCATTCACTCTTGAAATCTTTGGAGCTCCTCTTTTAAACCCTTCTCAGTATGTGGTATCGAAACTCATGAATGAATATCTTTCAGGGAATTATTCGACAAAAACCGCTGCGTGGAGTCTTAAAAGGGATGCGAGTCCTAAGTGTTCTGTTAAGATTAGTGTGAATAAACCAGGGAAACATTACCAGCGCCTCATGGCCAAGTTGGATAAAACTATTAAGAATGTTCTGGCCACTGAAAACAGACGGCAATATGACAGCCGCTCACTGAGCAATATGGACTTTATAAGCGTTGGTGCATTTGTGAGGAGTGGTTATAATGGTTAGTTATGAAGTTCCAGTAACCGGTGAGGAAATGGTCCAAACAGACCTCCCTTACTCAAATATAATCTTCAACGATAAAGAGGGAGTCCTTTACAATCCACAGTCAGACGGGAAGGTTATTGCAGAATTTAGTAAAACTTTCAACCCAACCTTGAATAAGAATTTCGCATGGGATAATGTGAATGTGAACTGGACTCGAAGTGCACCTGCAACACCACTAGGAGGGTTCAAGGCCACCTTCATCCTGGAGGGCATACTGCCAAACGGCCAGGTTGAGGTTGTTGGTGAACGGGTAGTCGATGTAATCCCCTCTGCAGCGACCACTGAGGATATATTATTCAGGCTAAAAAGCAGTCGGTCGATGATGAGTCTCACCAAATCCAACGTAGCTATCAGTACACCGGGAACCGTCATGGTTAACCTTCCTAAACGATGGTTCTATTACGATTCAATCACACTGAACATGGTCTGCCCAGCGGGCTGGACACGAATAGTCCCACTCACATTCAAAGGCCCAAGTACCACACGGACCCCGGGACAGGTGAAGAAGATCCAAGTCCCGTACGATGCAAACATGAAGAGTGATTTCTCAGACCTGCGGTTCCTGAACAGTGACGGCCGATCATACCTCTGCATGAATATTGATAGTAAAGTGGACAGTTCACATGCATATTGCACTATCCTGGTCCCTACAATTGACGCTACACCGGCCCTGAAAACAATCTACATGATCTATGGGAACTCTTCCGCATCCGCAGTAACAAGTGGATTCACCAGTGAAGCTATAGGTAGTGATGAACCAGACCCATTCCAAGTTACGATAGTTGAAGACTTATTTACAGATGAAAGTATTGACACATCGATTTGGACTTCAAGTATAATCCTAGCCCAAACACATATATCTGAACATGCCGGTTACTTGGAAATATATAAGGACAATGCAACAGCACCCCCATCTGGATTCACTGAAGACCCAATCATTTACACCTCATTGGAGGATGGGGATTGGGAAGCATTTGTCAAAATACAGAACAGCACGTATGTGGTGAACACTGAGGGAGGATTCTTCCTCATGACCAACAGGTCCAACGTGAAACAATTCAAAATCTGGAAATACGCAGATACAGGATTAACCTATTTCCAAACTCCTAACGGGACAAACACAGCCGTAACGGAGGGAGCATACTGGTTAAGAATCAGATACTGGGGAGGCACATATTATTTTGCTTACAGTGCGAACAGTACGGATGGGAAGAATGGAACATGGACAACACTATATTCCACCAGTAGCCTGGGAATTACTCCCACTTATGTGGGATTATACGGCCATACTTGGTCTCATAATTACGCTGCAAACTGGATGTTTGACAATTTCAGCCTAAATAAAGTATTAGGGGTTGAATGCAATACAAGCACCAGCTCAATTGACCCTGACACTCCCTTAGAGGATGATACAGATATCACCTTCACCCTCCCCGGGGACTGGATTTCTGCCATGATGGGCTACCTGGCCGTGACCGAAATAAGAAGTACAGAGCATGACACTCCAGACATAACCATAATGGATCAGGATCTCCTGGACCTTGGATATAATGGTGTGGACCAGTACGCAGCAATGAGGGTCCGGACAATCATAGAAGCAGATACCTCGTGTTCGGTGAGGATAAATTCCATGAGTTACGGCTTCGAGGTGTAATTTATGCCACAAGTAGAAGGAATTGCAAAGAATATTTTCAACATCATAGACGCAGCTTATTACGCTGGCCGTGACGCTGACAATGCCCTGAACAGTGACGCACGCGGAGGCAAATATGCAAAGGTATACGGCCCTAACAAGTTAATCCTGGACACCGGCTGGAGTACAAAAAATGCATGGATCGGGCAACACGAGGTAAACGTCAGATGGTTCACAGACACAACAGCCTACTATGGGGCAATCCTGGAATACTGGATTAAAGATAGTTCAGGTAATGAAACATTAGCACACAGCCCACATTTGCATCACATGAACGATATCAGTGACGAATATGGGAACGGGGCGGGAATAGCTTACTTTAACGAAAATTACCAGTACAAACTAATTGTGCGCAGCCATCCCACTGTGGCTGAAAATGAGTATGTGGCCGTTGACTATGTGAAAATAATCATGGTTGATCCGAAATCAGTTAAATCCGCTGATGTTTACGCGGGTAGTAACGGGGCACAGGAAACACCAACGTTCCGGGGATTTTACGTCACAGTCACTGGAAACGGGACCAGCTTCAAATACTCAGCCACTTACACTTTACCAATCTCCCTTACAGGATTGTACTTCATCCCCCAGGTCTGTGTGTATGGTAATGCGGATGGGAAATATCTCCCTGCATTTAGCAGTTATAGTGGGAACACGGTTACAGTGACGGTTGGACATGTTGATGAAACAGTGTGGTCAGGTGGGGTGGTTGTTAGTTGCTTCCTACTTGTACATGAAGAAACAGTATCTCTTGGAGGTTCATTATGACATTAGAAGGAGAAATAGAAAGAAACCCTGATGGGGTTCTGGATGATGAGGATCGTATGCGGGATGTTATCGCAGATCCTAATCTGACGATTAAACTACTCACATCAAAAGAAGTTGATAAAATGACAGTAATTCTTGATGGGGAGAAAGTGGCCCTTGTAAAACCCATAATACCCCCACCGTGCCAGGTTACAATTGTTCAATAGTACCATTCTCATAATACAACGTGTTAAGGCCGTAATATTCTGTTTTCAGTAGTTCTTTATACCCATCTAAATCCGTTCCATAAAATCGGACTGTTTTATTCAGAGCCGGATTATACACCCTCCCATCCCAAAGTAAAAAGGTGTGGCCATAAGACCCCCATTTAGTCGGACTGAATTTCCCATTTTGAACGTTCCTAGCTTCAATTGTCTGAATATTAGTTGCTCCTTTACTTTCAAGGTATAAACGGAACTCCCTGGCTCTTTCATCACAATCCCCTCCATGGGTCCAGAAATATTCACTACTCACATCTTTTTTATGGAACTCATGAGGCATGTCAGCCACTTTATTGAAATAAGCATAAGTAGAAGGGTTCTCATGGAATGCCATGGATGTGGACATGTAAAAACCAGCAGACAGGCTACTTAAAACCAGGACAATAGTTAACGGCACGAATAGTTTAGTTAAATCCATAATTTCACTTCCTAAAATGGGATCCCCTGAGTTGAATTTTCATAGTAAAATGTATTGAACCCAACTAAATCTTTCATGAATGCCAGATATTCATTTAAATCTGCATCATAATAACGCCGTGTTTGGTTGATTGAGGGGTAATACGCCCTGCCATGCCAAACTAGGAATTCATGACCCATACCCCCATCATAACTACGTATCATCTTTTCATTCTCATCCAAACGGGCAATCCAGCAAATCTGAAGATCGGTAGCCCCTTTGCTTTTTAAATAGTTATAGAAAACCCTGGTCCGGTCGTCACAGTCCCCTCCTTGAGTCCAGTAATTTTCAACCTGAGGGCCTTTGGTGATTATGTAAGGCATCTCTGCAATTTTAGTGAAGTATTCGTGAGTTGATGGGTTCTGCGGGAAGGCCGTGGCTGTGGTGATGTAGAATCCAGCGTATCCACTGATGAGAATAAGAATTACCATAATCAGTGGCCATCTGTATTTTTTAATATTATCTTTCATCAAAACTTCCCCTCCCCCGTTATGATAATTATTCTAAGTCCTATTATTTGAATTTTAAGATATTTTCCCTGGAGGAATGAAACAAAATGCCAAAACCGACCTATACTCAAATAAATGAAGATGGATCAGAAGGAAAAGGAACTCTAAAAGGAAATAAAATAGGACCTTTCATTGTCCCGGCTGATCAAATCGTGACCGCAATACCCAAAGGAACTTTAATTTCCCTTACAAACAGCCCTGTCAAACTACCAACTACACCTCTCACTGGGAGGAAGTGGATCCGGTTCATGAATGAGGATCTGATTGACATTGAATTATGTGATGAGAATGGTGTAGTTTTCAGGGTTCTGGAACCAGGGGAGGAAAGCCCCACCTACGCAGCCAGTGAAGAACTAGATTTCTATGGGCAGGTAGCCAGTGGAACAGCCGATACAGGGGTAAGAGTAGAAGAAGGGAAGTGATCCAATGGTAACAGTAACAAGTATAGCTACTGGGAATTGGAGTAATACATCCGTATGGGATACTGGAACAGTACCAGTAAACGGTGATTCAGTAATTATATCAGAGGGACATACCGTAACTTTTAATGTAGATCAATCTGGTTTTGCTAATGGTTTAACAGGATTAACAATAAATGGGATGTTAATATGGAGTGGTACTTCATCTACTACACTTAAAATGAATGGAAACATCACAGGCACTGGGAAACTAATAGTAGGACACAAAAAACCTATTACAAGTGGGTTATCATTATTAGATGGATATGAATATGTTTGGTTTGTAAACAGACCCGAAATTCCTTTATGTATGTTTACAACTGATTTAACAGGGGAATTAATTGAGTTGGATAGTGTGGATGAGGTTGAGAACACTCCTGGTTCATATTATGCTGATGGGGTTACTGGAATTTATATCCATTATCCTGATGGTTCAGACCCAACAGGGAAGGTTCAATATCCTATTTCAATCCCTCGTCCAACAGAAGGAACTGAATACAGAGTTTATATTTTATTCAATAGTACAGGAACGATTGATGTTCCAGTTATCCGTATGTATGGCTGGTATCCGGAAATGGAATACACAGAGTTAAGTGCTGATGCCCTGGCTAGTCAGAATCAGATAATCCTTAAAGAGAATATGGGATTACAAGCTGGAGATATAATTATTATCGGTAGTGGGACTGAACCAGTTAATACCATAGGGATAGCGGAAACTACTAAAGGAATTTATACTGTTAGTTCGTATGATTCTATAACAAAAACCGTTACTTTAACAGTTAATCTTCAAACTAATCGTTTAAATGGAGATTATGTGGGGTTATTGTCCAAACCAATTAAAATTGGAAGAACCACCATTAATAATAATGGCATTATCACTACAAAGATAAATAATTTACTATTCAAAGGAGTATCGTTTTATGCTGTACCTAATAGGTATTTCCCTGCAAATGGTGTAACTTTTGATGATTATCCTTATGGATGGGTATTTGATCATTGTTCTTTTGGAAATAATGGGTATACTTATTCTCTTAAAGATGTAACTGTTTCTAATTGTGTATTCACTGGTTCTACGAATTATGGTGGATATACGTTATTTGGGGGAGTAATAAGTAGTAATATATTTATAGCCCCATTATATGGGGCTATTCTCGTAGCATCGAACCTTATAATTGATAATTGTATTTTCCAGAATTGTTATGGATTAACAAATATTTGGGGTGGTACTGTTAAAAATTCTATATTTAAAAATATGGATTATATTGGTGCAGGTGGGGATATTAACTATAATAAT